TTGGTGGTTGACACTCCTTGTTATCCCAATTTTCTGGGTCTTGACAGGAATAGCGATAACCGCCGTCATAACCGCATGAAGCGAACATCAAACTTGACGCAGCAAAAAGCAATACATAAAATTTGCGGGATATCATATTCACTCTTACAGTATAACTTAAAAGTTATTTTTTAGATAAGTCTATAGAGTATAGAATATATTATGCAACCACCAAGCTTGTACTGCCTGTACTTGTAAACGAATGAACAGTGTATGCAGTAGCACCACTTGGTCCAACAGTTTTTGTTCCACCAGTAATTGCGTAACCACTAGCAGCGGCGGTCAAATAGCGAACGATAACAATACCCGAACCACCTGCAAAACCATTGGAGTTGGCACCACCGCCTCCACCGCCACCTGTGTTTGCAGAACCTGGTCCTCTTGTATATGGGTACCCGTAGTAGTCGTTGAAGTAAATAGATCCATTGCCACCACCGTCTTGACCGATGCCCTGCGAATAGTCCCCACCGCTACCACCACCACCACCACGCCTAACTTCTGTCCCTGTAATGGAGTTAGGCAAACCAACTCCACCGTTGCCTGTACCGCCAGCACCAGTTCCAGTGGTGCCTCCAGACGCAACAGTAGTAATTGTTGCAAATGTGCTTGTACCACCAGCACCACCTATTATTGCACCACCCGCACCAACAATAACTGTATATGTTCCTGCACCAAGTTCTAGTGCAGGTTCAAGAGCAGCACCGTAACCATTTGTTGAACCAGGAACATTAGTTCTGTAACCACCACCTGCACCACCACCGAATATTCCTAAACCACCGCCACCACCAGCATTACCGCCGCCAATAACCAAATACTCAAATAGTATAAGTGACGGTCCACCACCTGCCCAATAAGCAGCGGCTTGAGCAGTGCTTCCACGACCAGACCTTGGAGACAGAGCACCACCAGAAACAGCCTTGCCTCCAGTTGTGAACTTTTTGGTCCCAGACATTAGATGCCCTTACGCCGTTATGCGATTTACATACCCGCTAATTTGGATAGCGTTAGCTGCAGCAGCGCAGTAAGCACGAATAGTTGTGCTACCTGTCAAGATAAGACCTGGAATAATAAGGTATAAACCGTTTTGTGCTTTGACAGTATATTCAATATCATCATCAGTAGCAGTTGTCCCGCCCCATTGAATGGTTAATAGACGATCTGTTGCTGTATCATTAACAGCGTACAGCCAAACTTCATCAAATGCAGTTGAATGAGCTGTGTGAATGAGTGTTCCAGATGATGCTGTTGCAACAACTTTAATCTGTCTACCGTTTGTTGACTCGCTAAATTTTTGTTTACTAAATGTTGCCATGTATTACTCCTTTAACCGAAAATTTGTGAACCTAAAATAACTTGATCGTCTTCACCGACATTGACCCATTTCATACCTGATGTTTCTGCTGATGCTGCAACGAGAGAAAACCCATTTGTGCCGACACCCAGCCTCACAACTGTATTATCTGCCGAGCCCACAATTAAATCTCCTTTAGCATCAACAATTGTTTGTACAATTGCTGTACCAGAAATTTTTGTTGCCGCAATTGCAGCTGAAGAATTAATATCTGCGTCAACAACAGTATTGCTTAATGATAGTTTGCTGTAAGCAATCGCTGCTGAAGAATTAATGTCCGCATTAACAACAGAGTTGCTTAATGCAAGTTTACTGTATGCAATAGCGGCTGAAGAGTTAATATCTGCATTGACAATTGTATCATTAACAATTGATGAACTCGTTACAGAGTTAGAGGGGATAATAGTTTGTGTTAAGGTAAGTAGCGTCCATGCTGTACCGTTATACAGCCATGTTCTACCCGCCGAAGTAAAAGTGTCATTAGTCGCTGGGGAGTTGGGAAAATCAATTGCAGCCATTATGCGGGAATCTCAATTTCTACCCATGAGAGAGTATCCTCATCCCATGAATAAAATTTACCATCAACTGGCTTTGCTACAGGAGCATCCCAGTCAGTTGTTGTTTCGTTAAGAGTCCAAGATGGAAAAGGTTTCGGGGCAATAAAAGCATCATGAATGCTTGAATAGGTATAGCCAATACCAGCATAACGACCTCGCATATTACCGTTATAAGATGTTTGTTTCCAAGTACCGCCAAGAAGATTGCGACAAAAGTCGGCTCCCTTAGATTCTAATTCATCACCGTTTTCATCAAGCAATTCATTATTGGATACAACGATCACTCTTAGTACAATATTATCTTCACCAAGTTCAGCAAAATGTGCCATTCATATTCTCCTGTATATTAACAATATCTCTTATGATATCAAAAATCCATTAATCTGTCTACCGCTTAGAAAGTGATGCTTCCTGAAGCATTGAAAGTATATATTCTATAACCACCTGTGGTTGTTATGGTTGGTGAACCTGTTGTCGCTGAAGCAGGAACAAAAGAGTCTGGGTAGCTAATAATCACAACACCAGAACCACCCGCACCCGAACTATTATTGTTGTGATTTCCCCCATGCCCGCCATGCCCGCTATTTGATGGACTAGCCAACTCTGCTGTTTGTGTAGTTTGTTTTATAACACCATTATTTGATGTATGACCAGAGGAACCAACACCGTTAATAACATCCCATCCACCTGTACCGCCAGCCCCAAAACGACCACCACTTGTATTGTATTTTGTGCTATCTGGCAGATATCCAATACCACCCGAGCCAGCCGCAGAACCTGTAGCGCTACCGCCAACAGCACCAGCACCTCCGCCGCCGCCAGCCCTGCCATTTGAGGCAGACCCGCCGTTATTGCCAAAACCTCCTGACGCAGAACTGGGCTGTAGACCAGTGCCTGCACCTCGTGAGTTCACGCCACTGGTGCTTGCAGACTGTCCAGAGCCAGAACCGCCAGCGATTGACCCATTTGATGGGAGAGTCGTGTTTGTCCATCCAGTACCACCAGCACCACCTATGGCTGTAAACCCTAACGCCGAGGAATTCACTCCAGGACTCCCAGGTCCATCATCAGAACTTCCAGCACGAGCAGCCCCACCAGCCCCAACAACAATAGAATATGTGCCAGGGGTGATGGAATAAGTTGTATCAATCACACCACCACCTCCACCGCCTCCGCCATTATCTACGCCGCCAGAGCCACCGCCAGCCACCGCAAGAAGATTGACAGCCGACACCGCCAGTCCAGGAAAGTTATCTCCCATCTTGGCTTTTACATGTTTATCAAGCGTCCAGATTCCAGAGGCTGAAGAGGATGATGGAAAATCAGGCATTAGAAAGTAATACTCCCCGAACCAGTAAAGGTATAAATTCTAAATCCACCAGTTGTTGTCACTGTTGGTGAACCTGTGGTTGATGTTGCAAGAGGGAATGCGTCTGAATAGCGAATTATAACAACACCAGAACCACCTGCCCTACCACCACTAGCCGCACCACCACCATTGCCAGTGTTCCCAGCTCCAGCACTGCCACCACTATTACCTACACCGCCAGCCGCATAAGTTACTGATGAACCTGAAGCAGAACTAGTTCTTCCAGAACCACCAGCAGTAGATCCGCCACCTGAACCAACTGAACCTGCGCCACCACCAGCAGCACCAGTGCTGTCAGTACCGTTTCCACCAGCGTGACCTTGACCTGCCGTACCTGCACCTCCAGGGAAACCGCCGACATTGCCTCCTCCACCGCCACCAGAGCCGCCAGCCTGACCAGAAGTAGGGGCTTGGTTTAGACTTCCACCCTGACCACCACCAATTGATGTGATTGAGCTAAATACGGAGCTTTGACCATTACTACCACCAGTGCTTCCACCAGTTCCACCACCGCCAACAGTAACTGTATATGCAACACCAGGCGACACGGCAAGTGCGGATTCTAGTGTCCCAGGAGTGCCGCCACTCAGTTCACCAGAAATAGAGCTACGATAACCACCTGCACCTCCACCACCACCACGACCACCATCGGTAGCATTTCCACCACCACCTCCGCCTGCAACAACAAGATACTGAACGGCTGCGACCACCATTGATGGGTAATTATCTCCCATCTTTGCTCGTCTTTGCAATTTCAAAGTCCAGCGACCAGAAGCGGATGAAGAAGAAGGAAACTGTGCCATTAGAAAGTAATGCTCCCACTACCAGTAAAGGTGTAGATTCTATATCCACCAGATGTTGCTACAGTTGGCGAGCCAGTAGTTGCTGATGCCAAGGGGAACATGTCTGCATATCTTATAACTACTACACCAGAACCGCCAGCTCCATTGTATGAAGCAAAGAAGTTAGAAGCAAGAGTTCCACCGCCACCGCCACCGCCAGAACCTGTGTTAGCAACACCAGATGTTGCATCAACTGTATTACTACTACCACCATTACCAGCATTAGTTCCGCCAGATCCGCCAGAGCCTGTGACTACACCACCACCACCACCTGACGCATAAACTACTGAAGTGCCAGTTATAGAATTGGTAATACCACTTCCACCATTTGCTGCACTACCAGCTGACCCAGCTCCACCGCCTCCACCACCACGATTATTCCAAATACCCGCAGCGCCAGCGTTTGCAGTACCGCTAGATCCCGCCGCACCTGCTGTTTGCTGACTCGGTTGGTTAGTACCACCACCGCCTCCGCCTCCAGAGCCTGTGTGCGTTGTTGGTTGAGTAGCAGTTGCATTTTGATCACCACCATATCCACCTTTGCCTGCTGTCAATCCAAATGCTGTTGTGTCTTCACCAATATTTCCCGCAATACCAATTGGAGTAGTTCTACTTAGCGTTCCAGTAGGGGCGGCACCACCAGCACCAACAACAATCGTATATAGACTACCTCCTACTACCGCAGTATTCCCAGCAAGGTATCCGCCAGCACCACCTCCACCGCCAACACCTCTAGATCCAGAACCACCTCCACCAACAAGAAGATATTCAACAGTTGGGGGTGCCATTACAGGAAAATTGCTGCCCATCTTGGCTTCTCTTTGGTCAATCAATGACCATATATCAGAAGCCGAATTTGAAGATGGGAACTGTGCCATTTACGAAATTTCTTCGTAACTGCACACGGCTTCAAGGTCAGAGTTAGCACTTGCTGTGAGTCGCAAAGAGTCTCCTTCTTCAAGGTAAAACGCTTTTGAAATAACATCTAAAACCGCATCTGCTGGAACAACAACAGTGTTCACAATACGATATGCGGTTGATGAACGGAAGATATCAACAGTGACATCTGCATTATTTGTTCCGTCAACATTGGAGATATAAAGAGCGTTAACTTTAAATACCTTGCCCGAGTTGCTTGCGGTACCAGTAACCGTGATTGAACCAGCCATAGCAGAGTGGTTTTGGCAAACATAGTAGAGAGTGTCTGGCGCATCAGCAGGAACCTGATAGGTGATATAGCCAAGCTCGGTTCCGTTATTTGTAATGCCAGAAGTTACGATATTGGCTGCGTTATACGCACCCGTCGATGTCTGAATCCAAAAAGGATGTCCAACTGCGCTTACCCGAATTGTGTAAGTTGCACCACGGACAACAGAAATAGTTGCGTTGTTTGAGCCTCCAACTACATATGCAGATGAGCCGCTGGCGGTAACAACAATTGTTGTGCCTGCGCTACTACCCTCGTTTTTGACGATAGGTGTAGCCGTAGTTGTAACAGCAAGAACTGCTGTTTTCCCTTTGATGTTTGTTACGCCTACGATATTTGGTGCTGACATTTTATCCTCCGAATACTATTGCCATTGCTATGGCTTTTCCTGTTGAAGCTTTTGTATTCAACTGTGTTTGAATTGCACTTGTTACACCGTCAAGATAACCGATTTCTGTATCAGAAACATTGGCAATGATTGCCTGTTTATTATCCAACTGTGTTTGAATTGCAGAAGTAACCCCATCTAAATACCCAATTTCGGTTGATGTAACATTAGCAATTGATGTTGTCGCTGGAAGAACAATTGTCCCTGTGAATGTAGCATTTGCAAGAGGAGCTTTAAGATCCAATGCTGTCTGTGTAGCATTTGAAATTGGTTTACCAAGGTCTGTTGTGTTATCAACACTTCCAAGACCGACCATTGTTTTTGTAATACCCGCAACATTTCCTGTAAAGGTAGGATCAGCAAGTGTTGCAAATCCAGAGATAGATGCACCAGCAGGAATTGTTACCGTTCCAGTAAAAGTAGGGTCTGCTAGCGGTGCTTTAAGCGCAATAGATGTTGTTAGCGTTGACGAGAGTGTGTTATTATTAGCAAGAGAGCTTGCTATCTCTCCAAGAGTATCAAGAGTCTCTGGTGCTGAATTTATCAAATCTCCAATAACCGTTTTTACATAAGCAGTCGTTGCGATCTGTGTATTATTTACTGTGTTAGCGGCAGTTGGGGCTGTTGGCACCCCAGTAAGCGCTGGGGATGCAATGTTGGCTTTTAAAGCAACTGTATTTGAAAGAGTACTGACATTGGCAGACAGGGTTGTAACTGTATTTGAAAGAGTACTGACATTGGCAGACAAGGTTGTGACAGTATTTGAAAGAGTACTTGCATTACCTGAAATGTCTGTTACGGTGTTTGATAATGTACTTAGATTTGCAACTGTTGCATAAACTGTTGGGGATACCCACTCTAAACCAGTTGTAGTGGATGAGTTTGCAGTCAACACCTTTCCATCAGTTCCAACAGGAAGGCGCACAGACCCTGAAGTGCCTCTTGCTAAAATATCTCCCTTTGTTGTTAAGGTTGTTGTACCACCTTCTGGACCTGTGGGGCCAGTGGAGCCAGTTGATCCTTGTGAGCCATCCGCGCCGGAAGTTTCCACCCAGAAACTATCATAATAAATAAATGTTTTTCCAGTGTCTGATTCAAACCACAGATCACCCTCTGATGGCGATGCTGGTGGTGTTGTAGCAATTTCTATACTGCTAGTACCTTGAGCAGATAACGCAGAGCTTAATATAGAAATTGCATTACTAGAATTCTTATAATACAAAATACCGTCAGCATAGTTAATAGCAAGCTCCCCCACCTCAAGTGAAGTGGGGGTGCTGTTTGCTGTTCCTGAATTTTTTAATTTAATTACATTAGCCATTCAAGCCTCTTATTTAGAAAGTACCGCCATCAATAGTAGCAGTGTTCGCAGCAAGCGCTGTGAGTTGCGAGCTGAAAGCTTGAACATCCGTACCAATAGCAAGACCTAAAGCAGTTCTTGCATCTCCAGTAGTTGTTGAACCAGTTCCACCGTAAGCGATACCAATAGCAGTACCTTGCCATACACCAGTACCAATTGTTCCTACAGATGTAAGGCTTGAAGTAACAACGCTTGAAGCCAAAGTTGTATTTGAAAGTACTGCCGATCCGCCAATATAAAATGACTTACCAGCGACAATATTGAAATGCTCAGAAGATGTCCAAGCATCGGTAGCATCAACCCAATTTAATGTCTTATCTGTTGCACCTTTGATTGTAAATCCAGCACCATCAGCAGTAGTATCTGTCGGTGTTTCAACATTAGCAAGAACAATATTCTTGTCCTCAACAACAAGTGTTGCTGTGTTAAGAGTTGTTGTATTACCATTAACAATCAAATCTCCAGAGACTGTAAGGTTATTTGAGATAGTAACATTAGCTGGAAGGCTAAGCGTTACTGCACCAACACCAGAGTTTGATACTGCAATTTCATTTGCAGTTCCTGTCAGACCCGTTACAAGGTTTGTTGCTCTATCACTAACTTGTGAAGCAGTGATTGAAATCGATGTAGATACCGCATTGGTCAAGCGACCCTGGGCGTCAACAGTGAATGTTCCAACTGAGCTTGCGTTACCATAAGTTGCTGCTGTAACAGCGGTATTGTCAAGATTAATTGTTAATGTATCGGTATTACTTCCTATCGACGAAAGACCGGTACCGCCAGCAATTGTTAAGGTATCTGCGCCAGATGTGATCGTTTGATTGAAACCGCTGTCTCCAGATACAGTAAATGCTGTAGCAACATTAGCTATAGCGCCATCAACATAAAGCTTAGTAGCAGCATGACCGTTTGCGGTTGGAGTAGGGACAATTGTGTTTCCACTAAAAGTCTTGTTACCAGTGATTGTTTGTTCACCAGTCAAGGTGATAAAAGCACCAAGACCACCGATTGCTTCAACAGTAGTTGCGGTTCCACCTACACCACCAGACCCTTTACCGTAGTAAAGAATGTTATCTACTTCGTTAAATGCTAATTCCGCATTCTCTAAACTTGTAGGTGCACCAGCATTGCCGGTCGCCCTTCTCTTGATTCTTAGCGTATTCGCCATTAGTAATTCCCTCCATCAACTAAAAGATTGGCTGCACTGTGGACATGATCTGCCCTAGCCGCCAAGTTACTCACACCCACAACTCCACTTCTAGCGACATCGGTAACCGTTGTTGCTAAACTTAAACTTGGTATATTAATTGTACCACTAGATTGGCTTAATACAGTAGTATTAATTACCTGAGAGACATTGGAGACATTACTCGTACTGATTTGAACGGTTGTTGCATCAGCCATTACCTTGTAACCTCACCTATCACGGCAACACTCCCCTTCAGAAGTGTTGTAACAACAGCGCCATTTGTTTCCTGGAAATCATATACATACGACCCGGATGCTATGTTTGAAGTAATATTCGGTGCCAAACTAAACACAACAACGCCGTTAGCGCCATCTGTTATTTCAGTAGAAAATGTCGCCGTAATTGCATCAGAAGAGCTTCTTTTTCTAATTTGACCAGCATATGTTCTAGTTGAAATATTTATAACCGCATTCGCGCTACTCTTCAAAGACAATTGATGAACATAAGTATCACCTTGATAAATTTGAATATTAACTGTTGCAGCCATAATATCTCCTATAAGATATTATCAAAGATCAGTTATGCCAGCAATGCAGCCCATGTAGGCTGATCGACATCACCAGTAACTGGGATACCTTTTGCTTTCTGGAATTGCTTAACAAGTCCTTGTGTTTTAGGGCCGAAATCTCCATCAGGTTTGCATTCAAAACCATGCTTATTCAATAATCTCTGTGCCTCTCTGATATCCAAACCTTTTTGACCTAAACGAATAACAGCCTTACCCGCTGCAGCCGCAACATTGGCTGCGGGAGCTGCTGCCTTCTGTTCTGCTGCAACTTTCTGTTCCGCAACTGAACCAAATACACTACCCGGCTTTGGATTACGAGCAACATAGTCTTTCACTGCTTGCGGTACTGCATCACCACATACATAACGAATATGCCAAGGCTCTGAAGGAACAACTTCCCAACTCCACCCGAACTTTTCAACATTGGCAATCAACCAATTAATTCTTTTTTTCTCTGAAGCATTAGCAATATCAACAGCCAAGCCGAGATTGTGCTGAGACTTACCTGGTGTGGCAAGCATCGCCATGCCTTTCTTCAAATACCAAGTCTTACCTTCAAAAGTTTTTGTTGAACCAGTTCCCGTATCTTGAAGACTGTAGCGACTTAAAAAGCCAGCCTTTTGACTGTCGTAACTACGATATA